GAACCATATCGATAGTTCCAATCATCTACATTAAACCAAATTGAGTATGCAAAATTTGTTGATTTATTATTTGTTAATTTTGTTGCACTAATTTGCAAATTTTTCTTACCATCATTCATAGTTGATATTTGTGTATGTGAATTGGTAATCCATGTAATTATGTAATATATAATATAAATAATAATCACGATAACTAATGCTTGCCATAATAATTTCATAAATTCCATAATATATTACAATTAGAAATTATTTATTATTGGTGGTGTCAAATTTTTCATTAAATTATAATTCAACTCAATGTCTGATTTAGATAACACCTTATCATGATAAACAATATTGCATATACCACCATTAATACCATTTTTACTTCCAACTATAATTTTTTCATATGACATTAATGGAGTAATATTTATTTGATTTTTGACTAATTCATTATTTATAAATATATCCATATTGCCTCCATCAAAATTAATTACTAAATTATTCCATTTTTGAAATAATATTTTATTTGTTGAAAAGATCTCTTCTGTTTTATTATCATTTATATAACAACTAACTTTTAATGTTTTTGTTTTACCATTATATTCAATCTTTGGTCTATTACCATAATTCAATATATTTGTATATTCTGTATATGCTTCGCTTGTGCTGGATGGTTGTGGATTAATATAATACCAAAATGAAATTGAATAATTATATAAGAAATTTTTATCTTTCTTTTTTTTTTCATCATTCTTTTTATGTAAATTCTCATAATTGCCAACAGTTAATTCATTATTTAAATATACTGGATCTTTTAATAATTGAGTACCGGTTTTTAAATTTATTTTATGTAATAAAATTGGTAAAAGAAAATAGCATAATATTACAATAATATCAAACAGTAAAATAAGCCAGATGGTTGGGGTGGTGATTTTATATTGATTCTTGAAATATTCAACTATGTCAATAAATAAACAAGGTAAATAAAATATTGTCATCTTCAACAGTTCAAACGTATGTTTCTTATTTTTAAATAATGGTTTTATACAAATATAAAGCACACTTAAAAATCCCATAAACATAAAAAATTGTAATGAATAATTTGTAATTATATATGCAATATTGACATCTTTGCATAATTTAAAAAAACCATAAATTATTAATATAATTGAAATCATCATAAATAAAAATATATAAACATTCATTCCAACCGAATTAAATAAATCATTCGTATTCCATATTGGATATATTGGATCTCGTTTTTTATATAAAAAATAACTATAAATCATCGTAATAAATGCAAAAATAATCATAAATATTTGAAATATTCGTAAACCATTCACATTTTTAAAATAAGTAGAATCATCAATGTCTTTAAATATTGTTGAATCTTCCACATCTTGTATTAATCCAGAATCGTCCACATTACTAAATTGCCACGGACTGTAACTACACCATATTATAATTATTAATGTTATTATTGTGGTTAATATAAATCCAATATTTTTATTTGTTGTTATATCTAATGTTTTTTGAATTAATCCCATAATATATATTATTAAAATAATATAAATTATAGATTCTCCATTGCTGTTTTTCTTCCATGACATTCTCTACATAATGCTTCTAAATTATTAATATGGTTTGTGCCTCCATATTCTAATCGAGTTACATGATCAACTTCGAACCAAGCTGATAATTGGTTGTTGCATTTCTTACATTTCCATCCTTGTTGTGCGGCAACATATTTCTTTTTTGTTTCACTGACACATCGTTTTGTGCCTTTTCCTGAATTCATCATCCGTTTTTGTTGTGGAGGAGTATTTACTTCATTACTCATTGTTGGATATTGAGCCATATTTAAAATAGGAGTAATTAAATCTGCCGAATTTTTATCAATTGGCATATATTTTACCGCACTGCTTGCATGAGTAAATAAATTACTCATTTCACTTGGATACTTTTTTAAAAATGTATATGCCGAAATTCCAACAAAAGCAATTCCCAACATTTGATAATATTTTTTCCATGATTTTAACATTTCTGTATATTTTCCATCATAATATGTATTTGCAAGGAAAAACCCTGTTACACCCAATATTAGTAATTCGCGTTTCATTTATATATATACTTTTATTTATTTTTACAACAATTCTTTTCATTTTTTTTACGACTACATTTATTATATCCTTTTGGACATTTTTTATTATTTCTTCTAATTATCTTATTTGACGAATTTGGTGTAGATAATATTGATGTTGATTTTCGGGTTTTGTGAGAGATTCGCATTATGGGATTTTTTCTACTTGAAATTGATGAAATAACAGGCGTTGTTTGTTTTATGCTTTTCTTGGTTGAATTACTTTTCTTGGTTGAATTACTTTTCTTGGTTGAATTACTTTTCTTGGTTGAATTACTTTTCTTGGTTGAATTACTCTTCTTGGTTGTTGATGAAAATGAAATTGTTGAAACTTGTTCACTCGGATTGATTACTTTATTCAATGATTTTAATTCTTTTAATAATTTTTTTATTGGAATTGGTTTACTTGCATACTTTGTTGAAAAACAGTATTCAATTAAAATATGTAATAAAGCATTCTGAATTGAATCTCTTTTAAATAAATCTGGTAGATTTTCTAAAACATCGAAATAAATTGTCAAAAATCCCCAAATATCTACATTCTTTGAGAAAACTTGATCAAAATATTCTTGTTCTAAAAACACACCATCTTTCATATAATTTGTTAATACATCGGTTAAATAATTCACTATGAAATTTTCACCTGTATAACAATCCTCTTTGGGATTACTAATTATTAATGAATATATATCATTAATTTCTTCATTAATTAAATTCGAATGCCCTTTATTTTTATTAACAATTTGTTTATATGCATTATGTATTGCAACTCTCAGCAATTCCTCTTTTGCTAACGATGAATGATTTTGTAAATGTTTTGATACATGTAATATATCCAATTCTTTATTAATTATTTCTTGATTCTCTGGTAAATATAATATATTTGAAAACGGAATATTATAATGAATTCCGCGTCTTCTTAATATATCTGGAACTTTTCCTTTTTCTTTTTGAAAAATCATGCCCCAATCGATTAAACGAGTATATAATTTGTCTTTTCTGATACACATAACATTTGATGCTTTAATATCATAATGATATATATTACGTTTATTCATTTCAATGATACCTCGTTGTAATAGATTAATTAAAGCATTATTTAATTCAATAAATTGTTGTTTATTAGTTAATGATTGTTTCCAATATTTTGAAACATCAACACCCCCATCAGGCATATTTAAAATTTTTAACTTATTAATTTCACTGGTTAAGTTTTCTCTCGTTATTCCTTTTTTTGTTAAATTTTTACAAACGTTATTAAAATTTTTTAAATCCTCACCTTCAAGCATTTGAGGTGAACAAATTGATATACCATCTAATAAAAAGTATGATTTGTGATGTGGAATGCCGTCAATTTTACTTCGCAATTTATTAATTTCATCAAATTCAATGTCAGCATAATTGGACAACATTAATTTAGACACACCATCTAAATTATTATTTTTTATTTGATCTTTACATTTTAATTTTGGTTTAAAAACACAACCAAAACCACCATGATCTATTGGTTTTCCTGCATTCATTAATATATATATTTATTATTTTATTTTGTATATAGATAAGAAGCGCTTATTATAGAAACGCATATGATACCAAAAAAAATAATTTTTTCTCTCTTTTTACGTTCTTCATCATCTTTTACTGCTTTTGGTTTATAACATTCATAATATTTTGTCATTGATTCATCTAAATTAATTGTTGGTTTTCCAAGTATAACATTAATTTTATTATGAATAAAATGAATCCATCGAATAAAAGATGGACGAGAATCTAAATATGGTGTAACTGGATATTTATCAATTAATGTGCTAAATTGATTGCCAATGCTTTCAATTGGAATAAATAATGGGAAATTATGAATTAAATCATAATATTTTTTTTTTGTTGTATCATTTGGATTTTTCGGATATGATAAAGCAATTGTATGTAAAACAAACCAATAATGTGGACCCCATATTTCTGGATTCAATGCCATAAAAATAAATGATATAAAAACATAT